CAGGCAAGTCGATCAAGCAAGTTATTAGTAACATCGACCACGACGTTATGACGCCAATGCTCGAGCGCCAGTATCAACGCAACTTGCGGTACGCAAGCGACCCTGACTTGATAGGGGACGTACAGATTGTCGCCCGTGGAGCTATGTCCCTTGTTGTCAAAGAAGCGGAGTCTGTGCGTAAGACTGAGTTCCTACGTCTTGTTCTCGAAAGTCCAGTCGCCCAGCAGATTGTCGGCCTTCCCGGCACAGCGGAGCTTATGCGCGATTTGGCGGGTAATCTTAACACAAACGTTGATCGTCTTGTTCCTAGCCGCGAAGATGTTGTAAAACAGCAAGCAGCTGCCCAGCAGCAGGCTATGATGATGCAGCAAATGCAGGCTGAAGCTCAGCTTCAGGAAGACGGATCAGAGCAAGGCGGACGCGAAAGTAACTTCGTTAGCAGCCGTCCGAATGGTCGCTAATGGCTTTACTTGATTCGTTGACACACTATTGGGTATGATATAAACATATGATTAACCTTAATTCTGTTGACTCGCAGCAAGCAAAAGCGCTTAATAGGCTACAGGAGCTAGGAAACGATGCTCTGCTAAAGCTGCTGCAAGACCAAGCAGATGAGGCTAAGTCTAAACTTGTATCCGCAACCGACATGGTACAAATCCACCGGTTGCAAGGGCGAGTGGAGGCATTTGAAGACCTACTGAGGGCGGTTGAAGAATCGGCCAAGGTATTAAACCGAAGCACACCATAACGGGAGCAGCATACTTCGGGCGCTGCAAAACAGAGTTGGTGCTTTAAGGAGATGATAATGGCATTGCCGAAACAAGTGCAGGCACAGCTTGCGGAAGTAGAAGAACTAGAGAAACAGCTGAAAGCCCAAGGCGACGACGCTCCAGAAGAGCAAGAAGCTGAGGATACTCAGGTTGAAGTAACTGAAGAACCTGCGAAACAAGAAGCTAAACTTGAAGAAGTAAAGCCGACTGACGAGTCTCCGAAGGAAGACCCTGCGGACGAGTTTCAGCAGAAGTACAAAACCTTAAAGGGTAAGTATGACGCTGAAGTACCGAGACTGCACCAGCAGATTCGGGAGCTGACCGACCAGATGAAAGCGCTAAAAGAGGCGCAGGACGCTGCGAAGAAAGCAGATGCAGAAAAACCTAAGGAACGAGTTAGTTTAGTAACCGACGCCGATCGAGAAGAGTTTGGTGACGAGTTGTTAGACGTCCAGCGTCGCATTGCTACTGAAGTCGCTCAGGAATATGAGGACCGATTTGAGAAGCAAGAAGAGTTGATTAAGGCTCTGCAAGATCAGTTGCAGAATACCGGAAGTCAGATCGGAGAAATGAATTTTGGGCAAAAGCTACGCCAGTTAGTGCCAGATTTTGACCAGATTGATGCCGATGAACGTTGGATGGAGTGGCTTAATGAGTATGAACCCATGCTTAACGGGCCGCGTCGTGACGTAGCGCAAAACGCGTTTAACACAGGTGACGCAGAAACAGTTGCACATTATGTGAAGTTGTTTAAGCAGAGCCTAAGTGAAGCGCCTGAGCCAGTCAAAGACACTCGCCAAGCTGAGCTTGAAAAGCAGGTTTCGCCAAGTCGTTCTGTAAGTATGCAGAAGGCGGATCAGTCGAAGAAAATATACTCTGAGCGAGAAATCGCAGGAGCTTGGACTAGGGTTCGCAATCTGAACACTAAAGGGCAGTTCGAGGAGGCATCAAAACTTGAAGCTGAGATAACTTCTGCCTATTTGGAAGGCCGCGTAAAAGCCTAACGATAAGCAGCAGTTTCTTGACCAAACTGAAACTAATAGGAGGCCAAAATGGCTGCTGTATTCCCCGTTGTAAGCTCAGGTAGCTTTGACACATCCCCATCGTATTCCGGTTCGTTTATTCCACAACTGTGGTCTAACAAGCTGAATGCTAAGTTCTACGCGAACACTATGATGACTGAAATCGCCAACACTGATTGGGAAGGCGAAATCAAGAACCAAGGCGATACAATTCGTATCCGTACTGCACCTTCAATCACAATCAATGATTATGCAGGCGCGGGCACAACTCTATCGTCAGAAGTACCTACACCGATCTACCAAGACATGCAGATCAACAAAGGTAAGTACTTCAGCGTTCAGGTCAACGACGTACTTGCACACCAAGCGGACATGGACTTGATGAACATGTTCACTGACGACGCTGCGAAGCAACTTAAAATCGAAATCGAAAACGAGTGCTTCTTCCAGTGGTTTGTTACTGAAGGTGCTGCTTCTGCAAACGCAGGTGCGACAGCAGGCGCAAAATCAGGCGCGTACAACTTGGGCACAGACACAGCCCCAGTAGACCAAGCGACACCAGCAAACGTTCTAAACACAATTCTTGCTATGTCAGCAGCATTGGACGAACAGAACGTTCCTGAAAGCGACCGTTGGTTGATTATGACTCCACGTGATCGTAACTTGCTGATGCAAACAGACATCGCGCAAGCGTACTTCACAGGCGATCAGTCAAGCATCGTTCGTACAGGTAAAATAGGCCAGTTGGACCGCTTCACTGTGTACGTGTCCAACCTTCTACCAAAAGGTGAAGCAGGCAAGGCGCTTGTTAACGGTCAGGCTGCAACATCTACAGGCGCGACTCTTTCAAGCGCGAAAGCACGCCGCACAATGATCGCAGGTCACAAATCAGCCGTGTCGTTCGCATCTCAAATCGCGAAAACAGAGCCTCTACGCAACCAAACAGACTTCGGCGACATCGTTCGCGGTCTAGCGGTCTATGGCCGCAAGGTTGTCAAAAACGACTCTCTTGTAACAGCTATCGTTGGCTCAGCGAGCTAATAGCTAACGGGAGGGGGTTCGCTCCCTCCCAATCGCGATAGGAGGAACGTTATGGACGTTTACCAACTTATTGAACAGCTTGGCGGCGAAATCGTAGGCGGCAAAGGCCGCGTTACGGTTGACGGAGAACGTGTGCTGATTGCCGAAATCGTAAACGATGAGTTTCAGCTAAACGAAGCCGGTGCCCAACTGGCGGAAAAACACAAAACGCCTGCTAAAAAAGCTGCCCCTAAAAAGGCACCAGCGGTGCGTAAGCGTGCGCGTAATACCGATGGAACGCTAAAAGCCGATGACCCAAGCACGCCTGATGTAAATGAGGCTTGGGAAGATGGCGGAAATTAAAGTTGTTGAGGTTATCGAACGCGTAGAAGCAATTCTTCAAGATACAGGCGTTCGTTGGCCTCGTGTAGAATTGCAGAACTGGCTCAATGAAGCATACATGAGCATTGTTCTTCTACGCCCTGATGCAAACGCTAAGACAGGTACATTTACTTGCGCTGCGGGTACGCGTCAGCAGCTTACAACTGTATTTTCCTCCGCACTGCGGTTACTTGATGTCACTCGTAACTTGGCATCAAGCTCAACTAAAAAAGTCGTACGCGTCGTTGCCCGCAGCGTTCTCGAC